GCATCTGTTTTAATGCACGATGAGGTTTATGAAGATTCCATTAAATGCGCATTGATTGCAGTTGATGAGATACTTAAAAACGATACAATTTTTTTATATGTACATCATTTAGATTTTTGGAAAGAAGTAAAAAACGAAATAAATAACTTATGAATCAAGAACAATACTCAGAAGCGGTAAAACGCAATTTAGAAAAGCTAATCGTATTAACTGCCATACTTCCAGTGTTAGGCGATTACATTGAAGATTTAAACGATGCTAACGTATTTAAGCATAACATCAAACGCAAGGCCTCAATGTTTCTGGACGAGATCCAAAAGACGGACAGGTTGATTATTAACTATTCAGATCCTAAAGCAATGGAGCAGCAGGTAGATATCCAACGCGCGTTTCGTGTTTGGGTAAAAGAAAACTTTAGCTTTGAGAAGTTGTTAGAAGAATAATTATTATATTTGTTGACGACGTGCAGGTCGCATAAAACATTATTGAAAGCTCTTTTAGTGAGTACCGCTGCACCGGGAAAACTGAAAGGGCTTTTTTATTTAAAAATAAAATCAATGAATATTTTAGAAAAAGCAAATGAAATTGTAAATCTTCGTCAAGAAGAAAAAGAAAGGCAATATGGTGATTTTCATTTGTCAATGCAAAAAACAGCTGAAATAGCTTCTTTAATGTCAAATAAACAAATATCAGTGCAAGAGTGCTATAATGTTTTAATAGCTTTAAAATTAGCCAGGCAATCAAATGCTCATAAAGAAGACAACTTGCTAGATGCTGTTGCATATATGGGTTCTTTAAATGACTATTTAAATAAAATTTTATGAACAATTTTGAACAAATGTATTCTGCTGTAATGTCAACCTGTATGAAAACAGGAATTAAGGTCAACGGTAGAAATGGCCGTGTGCGGCAAATAACAGCGGCCCAAATTAGAGCGAATGTTAATGAAGGTTTTCCGGTAGTTACTGGTAAACAAATATTTCCTAGATCTTGTTTTGTTGAAACCGAATGGCTTTTATCTGGGAATACTAATATTCAGTTTTTAAATAATAATAAAGTGCACATTTGGGATCAATGGGCAAATGAAAATGGCGATTTAGGCCCTGTTTACGGACATCAATTAAACAACTTTAACGGTATTAACCAAGTATTAAGTGTTTTAAGTGACTTTAAATTAAATAAACACTCAAGAAGATTATTGTTCACAATGTGGAATCCTACTCAATTGCAGGACATGGCTTTGCCACCTTGCCATTACGCTTTTCAATTTGTAATTGCAAATGATAAAGTTGACGTTGTAGTTTCAATGCGATCGCTAGATTTGTTTGTTGGATTGCCTTATGACGTTGTTATGTATGCTTCAATATTGTGCGCTTTTGCTAATGAGTTTAATTTAAAAGCAAATGAAGTAGTTATAAATGCTGCAAATGCTCACGTTTATGAAGAGCACGTAAGTTCTGCTGCTATATATTGTAACCGAAAAAAATTAAAGCTACCTGTATTAACTTCTTGCAGCACTTTTACAAATTTTAAATTTGATGAAATGAAAATTGAAAATTATAAGCATGAACCAAGATTAATTGTTAACGTTATAAAATAAAAAATATGAAATTAAAAAATGAGTTTAGGCCTATAAGAATTTGGGCTACTGAAAAAGGCATTTATGCAAAAGGAGACATTAAAACGCAATATGTTAAACTGCAAGAAGAGGCTGGCGAATTAGCTAAAGCAATTATAAATAATGATAAAAACGAAATTATTGATGCTATTGGAGATTGCGTTGTTGTTTTAACTAGTTTAGCCCATTTTTCTGATATAACTATAGAAGAATGTATAAACTCGGCTTATAGTGTAATTTCAAAAAGAAATGGTAAAATGGTTAATGGTAGTTTTATAAAAAATAAATAATATGAGAGAGTACTTAGCAAAAATTAGAATACCTGAAGAGCTAAAAAATGAGTCAACAGGTTTTATTGGTGAAAAAATATTTGAATTATGGTTTACATATAACTATCAGGACGAGCCATTGTTTAAACAAAAAGCTGACATGGATTTAAATGGAGTAGATTTTGCTGATTCTCAGGGAACTACCTATCAAGTTAAAACAACAAAAGCAAAGACATACACGTTTAATTGCGATTTAGAGTACGCTGGGCAGCATTTAAAATGTTCAAGATACATATTTATACAATTAACCGATAGGCACGCTTATATTGAGCCTATTTATGAAAAAGAAAATATTTTAACTAAATTAAAAAAGTCTTTTAAAGAAGAAAAGCAATGTTTTGTATATTGCAAAGATTTGTTACAGAGAGACCTCTTTATTTAAATTTAAATTTTAGTGCAGTAAAATGGCAAAAGATAAAAAATCATTTATTTTATATAGTGATATAATTTACACTGTAGAAAAACTTTCAGACATAGAGGCAGGACAATTGCTCAAGCACCTGTTAAGATATGTAAACGATCAAAATCCTACAACCAAGAATCCGCTGGTAGAGATTGCGTTTGAACCAATCAAGCAGCAGCTCAAAAGAGACCTTGTAAAGTTTGAAGATGTCAAAGGAAAGCGAAGCGAAGCAGGTAAAGCAGGCGCTATTAAGAGATGGCAAGATATAGCAAATGCTAACAAAGGCATACAAACTATAGCAAACATAGCTGTAAATGATAATGATAATGTTAATGTTATATCTAAAGATATATATAGGAGCTTCGCTCACCTGTCTATCTCAAATGCTGATATTGAAAAGCTATTGGATAAATACTCTATAAACGAAATTGATGAAGTATTAGACTCCATAGAAAATTTCAAAGGCAACAAGAAATATACTTCACTATATTTGACGGCTAATAAATGGCTCTCTAAAAACAAGAAATCTACGGAAGTTGAAGAGCCTAAAGAATTATTATTAGCACGAAAATTAGGACTATGTTAAGTAAGCAAGGAGACGCACTACAATACCTCTTGGATGTGCGAGATGGTAAAATCAAACAAGGACTCGGTCTTGACTGCTTTTTAGACGAGCATTTAAGATTTAAGCCTAAACAACTAAACATCATTTTAGGACACGACAATGTTGGAAAGACATATTTTATAAACTGGTACTTTCTATCGCTTGCGCTTAAGCACAATTTAACGTTTTGCATTTGGTCGGGAGAAAATCAAAAAGGTCAAATACTGCGTGATATGATTCAGATGTATAGAGGTAAACATTTTAGTAAATTAAGCCATTCTCAAATTAGCGGAGACCTTGCTTATTTAGAGCAGTTCTTCACGTTCATAGACAACTCGAAACTATACAAACCAGATGAGATACTTGAGCTATTTAAAAAGAGCGGAGCGGATGTTGGATTGATAGATCCGTTTACAGGTTTAGATCGAGAGATGACCTATGCTGGCAATTACGAATTTATGAACCGGGCAAGACAGTTTGTTAATCAAACAGGAATGACTATCTACATAAACACGCACCCTAACTCTGAATCAGGTAGAACAGGTAACCTATACCAAGACGGAGAATGGAAAGGACATTTGAAGCCGCCACTTAAAGACCACATAGAAGGTGGTAAGGCATTTTTGAATCGTTGCGATGATATGTTTGTAATTCACCGCCTAATCAAACACGAAACAATGAAGCTGATAACTTGGGTAGGAGTAGAGAAAGTTAAAGACACGGAGACAGGAGGCAAGCACACGGCACTAAATGAGCCAGTCTACTGCAACTTCAATTCAGGCATAGGCTTCCAAATAAACGGAGTAGACCCTTTAGCACCATTCAGACCAAACGAAAAGCAAATGACGCTACCAAAACACGGGCAGATAGAAACCACTTCGGAAAAGCTCCGTAGAATGTCACAACAAACACCTTTTTAAAATGGATTTATCACTAAAATTATTATGGGCAAAAACAACCGTTTGGACGGTAGCCCAAAGAATCAAAAACGTCAGGGAAAAACTCGAACAAGAAAAACCTAACGCAAAAGATTACATACAAGGCGGCAAGGAAAGTGAGCAGTATTTACTTGAAACGCTAAACGTAATTAACCTGCTAGAGGATGAGATTACAAGCCTAAACCGCGAGCTTAACCAGCTAGCAAGAAGAAACGCGCAGCTACGGGTAGCATACGATGAACTAAAAAACGAACTTAAATTTAAAGATGCCACGCTGTAAAAATTGTAAAGACAAGTTCGAACCCGTCCGCTTCAACCAAAAGTTTTGTTTGAATACGGAATGCGTTGCAGTTTGGGTATCTGAGGCTAAAGATCAGAGCTGGAAAAAGACGAAGAAGAAAATGCAATCAGAAATTGAAACCGTACAGGAACTGATGAAGGCAGCGCAAATAGTTTTCAATAAGTATATCCGGATCAGAGACAAGGACCAGCCCTGCGTTAGTTGCGGTTCTAAGCTAGGCGATAAATTCGATGCAGGCCACTATTTTAGCTCTGGAGGACATAAGTCAATTACATTTGATGAGGATAACGTGCACGGACAATGCGTAGCCTGTAACCAATGGAAACACGGAAACCTTATCAATTACCAGATAGGAATACAGGAGCGCATTGGAGCAGATAGATTACTACAACTTCACGCAAAAGCTAACCAAACCAAGAAGTACACCAGAGAAGAACTACGCAACCTGATCGCAGTTTATAAGGAAAAAATAAAAAAAATGTAAATTATTTTATTCGGAGTTGTTTTATATTAAAAAAATATATTATATTTGTTTTATAATTAATAACTCTAAAAACAAAAATGCAATGAAAAATCTATTTAAACATTTAGCAGCCTTCCAACAAGAAGTACCTGTAATTCACAAAGCAACGCAAGGCTTTG